TGTATTTTTACGACAAAGAAACGAACGGATTTTATATTGACGGTTTTCATAAAATTCCCAACGGTGCAATAGAAATCACGGACGAAACATACCGCACTTTATTAGATGGACAAGCCGCCGGTAAGCAAATTATTGCCAATAAACAAGGTAATCCAGTTTTAGTTGACCCACAACCAAGTGACGCACATGAGTTAAATCTTGATACTTTAAAATGGGACATTTCGGCCGAAAAACTAACCGCACTTTCATCAGAAAAGCGCAACAGCCTAATCGAGCAAATAGACAGCCACGCGGCAACAATTTATAGCACCTGGACTAGATTTGAGTCTGAGTATCGCGAACGTCAGACAGCAGCAGAAGCCTACAAATCTGCAAATTATGAAGGAGACTGTAGCCGTTATATTACAGATTTTGCCAAACGTGCTGGGTTAAATAACAAAGCCGCAACAGATTTGATTTTGGTGCAAGCAGCAGGGCTCGAAAAGCTACAAGTTGAGTTGGCTAACCAGCGCATGCGTAAGTATGAGCTCAAAGCACCTAATCTCAAACTTGAGCAAATGCAGTCAATCTATGATGACATTATCAAACAAATGGATCACTTGATGGAGGCTTATAATAATGGCTAACAAGGTTTATTTGGCACTTTACAAACACAAACGCTCTTTCCTTAAAGAACCGCTT